TTCTAAACCTTTCATCATCAACTCTGTGCCGCCTGTGGCACGTTGATTAATTGTGTCGTATATTAAAGGCATTTAGTAAGGTAGGCGATTAGTATTTGATTTTTTGTATTTCAAATGGGTATTTGGCATCACGGTAAAACTTTTTCCTTTCTGTGAGATGCCGTTTGGCATATTTTGTTGATGCTGTAAGGTCCCAGATTTGGACGAAGTCTTTATCTTCAGCTTTTCTAATGCCTCGCCCAATAGATTGTATAACCCTAACAAAGCTCTTTCCGGGCTCCAAAAGAACCAGATTAAAAATCCTAGGAATATTAATACCCACAGCGGCCACACCATAAGTCGCCACAATAATCTTGTTATCAGCAATCGCAACTTCATTATATTCTTCTTTACGATCTTTCGTTTTTACTTTACCTGATATAAAAACGGAATCATCTAATTCTGCCTGTAAAAATTCACCACTTTCTATTCTGTCTACAAGTATTAAAGTATTTCCTGTCTGCGAAATCTGCGAAATTAATTGAGAAATATAGGCCATCCTATCAGAATCTGTGACCAAAAACTTTAGTTCTTCAGCGTAACTACCAAACTCTCTATGCTCAGCAGTTTGGACAATATTTACATGACATTGGGCCAAAACACCTTTCTCTTGAAGTTCATGTGCGGCGACCCTATGTACTACTTCACCTAGACTGGCACGAAGGCTTTGAAACTCAAAATCTTCTTTTGGCACAGTCCCTGTGAGTCCCCATCTGATACAAGCATTGGATAAATTTTGTGTTAACAATTTTTTGAGAACTTCTGCCTTAGCCATATGGACTTCATCGACCATTACACATTGAACACCATCTAAAAATTCTGCTAGGCTTAGTAATTCGTCATCATCTTTAGATTTTTTTTCTAAAATATTCAAACTTTGCCAAGTTGCTATAGTATGAGTTTTTCCTATGTCTTTTCTATCTCCATAATATACACCCACATCTAATCCACAGTTAATAAAATCTTCTTCAGTTTGTTCTACTAGAGATTTATTTGGGACAATTGTAATTGTACGACCATATTTTTCACAAATTTTTGCCAATGTTGCTGTGGTAATAGTCTTTCCAAACCCTGTTGCTATTTCTTGTATACATTGAGGATTTTCTAGAAACTTATTAATAACCTCAACCTGATCGTCCCTGAGACGAATAGGTTGACCGGCAAATCTATGTCCTACAGGCCAGCATTTTTCACCCCAAAAATCCTCAGAAATTTTGTCAAAATTTAGGTCAAAATAAGTTCTAAGGTCATGTAGTTCTATGTCATAATTTTTTTGTTCAAGGTATTCCAGAACTTGTGGTAACATGCTCATATAGGTAGTACCTCCAAGACCGAAAAAACTCACAGTCCCATCCCATCTACCTAATTTATAGGCGGGTCGATAACGAGCAGTAGGGTCTTCATACTTAAATTTCTTGACTAGATATTTCCGTGTATCTAGATCTAGATTTTCAATCTTGACATTGACTTCATCTTTAATCACAATCCTACAATTCGTCAAAATTAAATTCCTTTTGATGTGATTTTTTTGAATAAAATATCAAATTTTCCTGTCTTTGTACAAATTCTCTCATAGTATAGTGTACATTATCATAGCCTAAATTAATAGTGACATTGAATTTTATTCCGCTTTTGAAAAGCGGTTTTGGTACCCTGCCGCTAAGGAAAACAATTTTAGTATTTTCTGTAATAGGATTGTTTATAGCATTGTCTCTTACATAATCATTGAAATCTTTACCTGTTTCGCTGGGTAGTCTAAACATTACTGACATTTCATCTGGTCTAAAATTGATGCCAACTAGAAAATCATAAATCTTTTCAATATTTTCTAATTCACTACCTCCTGGTATGACAAAAACACACGGGTTCATATGAACTATGATATCAGTTAGGTCATTCAAACCTATTTTTTCGGGGTTTATATGGATATTTTCACTTGGGTCAGTGTCCAAGAACAATTTTGTAATTGGATTGATATCTTCACTGGATAGGTACTTGTTTACGTTTTCATCCCAAGTTAAAATTCCATATTTTCTGGCTTCAAAAACAGTCGAAATGAGTGAATTTTGGTAAATTTTGTGATGATTTTCTTCAAAATTAACAATTTTAATGTCATTATTTTCATAGGTTATCATAGGCACATATTTTTCTACATTGTCATGTATAAATTTTACCTGTTTTTTATACTCTTCGAAAATATCATCAATTTCAAATCCGTTATTAACCGTAAAGTCTAATAAAAATAACAAATTTGTCTCATTTTTAGGAAAAATCCAAGATTTTTGATCCTTATCCCAAGAACTTTCTACACCCAACTGTTTAGCCTTACGAATTTCGGTTAACAATGTCTCGTTGTATGGAAATTCTAGCTTCCAAACTTTTCCCATAGTATCATCGGAAACAGTAGACAGCCTTTTTAAAGAATTAACAGTGCGTAAAGGCATCTTATAGGTGGGATTTTGAATTTTATCAGTCACATCGAAGCCTACTACTTGTGAAAGATAGGATATATAGCGTTTTAAAATCTTTCCTGCTAATGTTGCCTGTTTTTCTGTCAAGGCATTGCCGTTACTAACCTGAAGAGCAAAACTTTCTATGATATTTGTGTCTTTATTAAAGATAGTTCCGTGAGATTTTGACAAAATAGAAATAAAATCTTCTATATACATTATATTACAATGTCCTCTAATCCGGCTGTTCGTAACTTAATAATATTGCTTAATTGCCATTGTTTTATGTCTAAGCCTTTGGTTATACCTAGCCATTTATTTCTTAACATGGCGAATTCGTTGATAATTTTTTCCATGTCTACAACATCAGGTTCGCCTTCCACATATTTTTCGCAATCTCTGCTGCTTAAAGCACGTTGATAATTTTCTAAATATTTTTTAAATAATTTTGATTTAATTCTTCTTAATTCTATGTTGAGAAATTCTAAGATTGCTTCAATTTCTTGTAGTTGGTTAAACCTATGTTCAACAATACCCGGTAGGTTAGCAGAGGCTTTTTCCACATTTCCGTGGATTTTAACCTCTGCTTTTGCTAAGTCTAATTCTTTATAAAAATAATCTAGGCAATGTGGAAGATTAGATAAATCTTGTGAGACTTTAGAGTACCAGGACATTAGTAATCCTCGTCGTCGTCACTCCAATCGTAATCTTCATCCTCGTCCTCATCGCCTTCATCTTCGTTACCTAGTACCAAATCTATGGCATTATCTAGATGGGGATCGTAACCTTTTAAACCTTCTAATGTTTCCGAATCAACGTCATGTCCTTGTAAAAATTCAAGGAATTGATTTGCCGCAGTGTCTCTACTTTTTTCAGGTATATAATCTCTAAAAGTTTCCCACACTTCAATAATAAGTTCTTCTTCCATTTACGCTTCCTCTGTTTCGTCAGATTCAGGAATAGGCATCGCTACTGTTGAATTATCCCATTCTGACATAATCAACAATAATTTATCTTCTGTCCAATTTTTTCTAAATTCTGACATAATCTCACCTGTCTTCTTACTTGTATATTGTAACTTATTTCCTACTTTTGTCAATACACCTGTTTTTTCAAAAAGATCGATTAATCCAGAGGTCGGGTTCATACCAGTTGAATAAGGAATTTTAACTTGAACGGATTCAAATGGCTTGGCATAACGAGTCTTCATGACCTTACATGCAGAACGTATGCCAAGCACATCTGATACTTTATTTCCATCTTCGTCTTCTTTCAATTTCAACTTCTTCATTGCTACTACTATAGATGACGCATAAATGAAGCCTTGCCCGCCACTTATTTTGTCATCAGGATCAAACATATCTTGGCTAGCATATGTATGATTAGTACAAACTAATCCAACATTAAAACTGCCAAACATATTAACACAATTGCGAACCAGTGCCGTAAGTGCTTTAGGTTTACGACCCATATCACCTTTTAAATCACCTGCTTCAAATTGGTTAATATCTGTAGGGGTAAGTAGCATACCCAAACTATCAATTACAAAAAGAACTTTGGGCCTATCTTCCATAGCCCTATATTCTTTCATAAATTCATTAATAGTTTTAGCCACATCGTCGATCATGGCCATATTAAGTTTTAACAACTTATCTTCTGATACATCAACACCCAACGCTGTTAACCACGCTTGGTCAAGAGCATTTTCCGAATCTACTAAGATACAAAAAATACCCTGCGCCTGTGCGTGTCGAATAATATTACCTGAACAAATATAACTTTTACCTGCGCCAGATTCACCGGCAAACACAGTTACCTTACCAAGGGGTACTCCTTTGAAGAAGTCCCCTGAGATAAGATAGTTAAGAGCGTAGTTGCCAGTGGATACCCAGTCTGTTGGATCATTAAAGCCGATACCTAAACCTTCAATTGATTTAGTAATGGACTTTCTAAACTTGGAAATGTCAAACGCTTTACCCATATTATTATTTTCCTTTCGGATACTCTTTAGGCACAACTACAATTTCAGTTCTACCTATGGCCATTAGCCATGTATTCAGTCTATGAATGACTGAGATATCATCTTTAGGATTGTCGAAACTGATATTACAGTCCATAACTGTATCACCGCTTTGATCCTCTCTACTGTTATAGTTTAGAGAAAAGTTCTCGTTAACTTTTACAATTTTAGCCATAGCAACCACCAATTACTGTTGATTGTTACGTTTACGAATCATTGCGATAATGTCTGCAGCACGACTACTGGCATCACTACCTTGATCTGTAGTAGTTGTTTCTTTAGTATCAGCTTCGAACGGGGGATCTTCTTGTGTAGTTTCCGCAGGTTTCACTGCTGGCTTTGCTGCGGCTTTTTGCGATACAGTATCGCCTGTTGAGCTGCCACTTCCACCCATACCTGCTGGTTTATAATACTGACCCCAACGATCCATATCAAATGCTTCACCATCTACTGATGCTTCAAACATTTCTTTGATAACCTTAAGTTCAACTTCAGTGGGCTTCTTAGGAAGAAAGTCGCTGAGTTTAAATAAACCGTATTGCTCAATTGCTGCCTTTTCTTCTGCGCTTAAAGCACGTTCACGGCGAGCCCAGTTGCTAGTTGAATAATCAGCATAGCCGCCTTTTGAAGTTTTTGTAATCTTGAAGTCCAACCCGCGAACATAATCTGTAGGCAGTTCTTCAATCTCACTGTCCATTAGAGCATTTTTAACAATGTTAAAAATCTGACTACCAATGATAAACC